CCTAAGTATTCACGGCGTCCATCGTACTCATTGTCTTTCCATTTAGACAAATAGCAGGGATCACCCACCATTACTTGACCACTATCGACTCCAATATGTCCTAAAACTTTTTGCATTTTTTACACTCCTTCTGCTAGAACTTGGTATTAATACCACATACTCCCACTATTAGTCAATAGTCGGTTCATTAATATGTAAGTTCCCGCCTACAACGCCGATAAACTTCTTCGGCCCACTGCGTGTAATTTTATACTGCCCGACACGACCCGACTTTTGCAGCTTGGTGATGTCACCCTCTAGCGTGTCGGAACTTACGTTTAATAGCCTAATGTTAGCAGCCAGCAGATCGTCTTCAGGCGCAATCCGAATCATTTCAAACAGCCCATCTGTTTTACCACCTTTGGTAACTGGATTACCGTGTGCTTCACGCTCTGAAACAAAACTAAACACCAAGTCCATTCTATCCCGAACAGGTTTAGAAAACTGCACAGACGTAATGTCTGCGGTTCTGTCTTCCAACAATCCTGTGTTCGGGTTACGCATGAAATGCCTGAAGTCCCTGTTCGCTGGGCCATTTGATTTCACGACTGCGCCATCGAACACACCGTTTCGTGTGTATTTTAGGTTGAGGTCTTTGCATCTCTGCTTGCCTACTGACTCAGTAACAGGCCAAACGGCGAACGCAGCACGCACGCCATCAACGATAGCAGATGTACCACGAATCATGTTCCGCGCTTCCTCTGGAGTTGTCACTGGTCTGTCATCTTTGATCTTTGCCATGTGGTGATTAACCATGACAGTCGCGCCTGTTTCGGTTGCCATCTGTGCAAGCATCCCCATAAAGGCAGCACCCGCCGCTGGATCAGCGTTTACATCTGCGTGAACAAACGATGCGAGTGGGTCAATTATGATTAGTTTCAGGTTTGTCATCTGAAGCATCTCTTCGTAGATGCGCGTGAATTCCATGCCCATAATGTATGAGTTGTCGAACTTCTGCATCACTGGGAATACACCGCCGAGGTTTGGCAATGGCAAGATGCGCAGCTTATATTCGTAGTGTTCACGATATTTCTTTGGATCAAGGCGTGAGATACGCCTGTGCATCTCGTCCTTGTCATCTTCCGCAGTAAGGAGAATTGCATCCCCATGCTCTGCTACAAGACCACCGAACGCGCTTTGCATTGATGCGCCAGAGGATACCTTCATGGCGAGGTCAAGAGTCATCATGCCTTTGCCGCTATCGCCAGCAGCCGCGAACACAACAGGCACGCCGAGAGGTATCGTATCACCGATAAGAAACTTTTGTTCGGGTGGAGAGCCAACGAAATACTTGTCGATCAACAGGCTGTCATCAAGCAGGGAGATAGGTTTCTTTATCTTGTTTTCATGTGACTTGATGAACTTCTCGATTTCAAAATCTTCTTCGATAGCGTCAGCCGCGTCCCACTTATCTTCTTTATTTGCAGGGATTTTGAGCATCAGAGTTGATTTGGCTCCAGCTTCTTTCGCTTGAGTTTCAACGATGCGAGCCAGCTTCTTGCCAGCCTCGTCATTATCAGGCCATAGGATCACATCTTTGTTGCGTAGGTGTGAGAAGTCGAACTTACTCGCAGTGTTCTCAGAGAGCATCCCAGCACCGCCTATGGTGCAAGTTGCTGCATATCCTAGCTCAGTTAGAGCGTCAGCGCATTTCTCGCCTTCGACCCATATGATTTTGTTAGCGTCTAATATGTTCGGGATGTTGTAGAGTGGTCTGGGTTCAGGAACACCTTGGCGACCATCCATAAATTGACGGAATTGTTTCTTAGGTTTCCCGGCACTATCCCGAACAATTCCTCCTGTTTCGTCCCGGTCATAGTATTTTCGGACGGAAACTATGACCACGCCATGCTCGTCAGTATAGGTATATTCGCTTTCAAAGGGAGTGTTTGGCCCGATTGCACGTTTTTGTTCGGGTTCCATTGGTACAACATTAGGCTGCTGGGCTGTAGATAGTACAAAGTTTTGGGGATTGTTCGGCTTAACGATGTTTTCGGGCGGAGCAACGTAGTCTTTGGTTATGTATTCTTTGAAGAAGTCAAAGGTTTCGGACAGGGAATATCCGCGACCCTCCTTAAAAACCTTACAGATACCACCAACGCCATCACCTGACTCAAAGTCTTTGCCTGTCATAAACCACGGGCTACTTACATCAATGTTAATCCTCAGAGATTTTCCAGCTTCACCCCGCAACGATCCTATAAAGAATTCCTTGCCGCGCTGAATACCTTCTGGGTACGTTTCCATCAATAACCGCAACTGCACGCTTCTAGGAACTTCCCTAGAAATACGCTCTGCGACATCCTTTGTTGTCTTGCCAAAACTTAAAACATTCATTACTTTGCCCCTATACCCGATCTATCTTTTAAATGTGGGGTGCCGCCGACCAAGCGCACCTCACATTTTTTTATGCTCTCCAACACGTTTCTCTAAATTCACAAAACTTGCACAAGAAAAAATCTTTACTTTGAGCAATACGCGGTAGAATGTCACCAGCTTTTGCAGCCGTCAATATATTTACCGCCCTGTCGCTGGCCTCTTGCGCAAGATTATGGTCATACGGCACAAGCTCATAATAAACTTCTGACGTATTTTTATTTACAACTGTGAACAATGCAGGGTTTTCGTAAAGGTCCATATACGTTTGATACAGAGCTATTTGAGTCGCGTAGGTTGGGTTTGCCTTTGCAACCCCATGTCTTACGAAAGCCTTAAACTTACTGTCGTTTGATGATTTGCATTCCCATAGGCTAGGATAATCCATAGCCACTGGCCCACCACAAACCACGCCATCTATGTGTCCTTTGATTTCTCCATCAGCGATTGAGAACCCAAACTGCTTGCCGTCTTTCTGCTCTGTGCGCAGATCAAAACCAGCGTCCTTGAGCCACTTGGCTGTGTAGTCTTCGATCTCATGCCCGAACTGAAAGATACGCAACGTGCGTGCCGTAAAAGCCTTGTCAGGATCAATAGGGTAGTCGAGATAGCGATACTGTATTTTGCGCTGGCATTCATCACCAATGCTAGACGCACCAATATATGCGCGTCTTTCACGCTTCTCTTCCCCTGCAACTATGGCGTTGTCTACTGCTTCCCTTATGTGATCCGCTACTGGATCAGTTTTAGAACGGGATTGAAGTAGAGGGCCAAGAGCCTGTTGACTTAAAGTAAGTGTCTTCGAGTTTTCCAATGTCGATCTCCGCTGCTAGACGTTTTGATTCTTGTATTCCAAATATAAGTGTTTGTACTTGTTCTTCTGAAAGATCAGAAAACCTTGTACCCCAACCAAACTTACCCAATATAAAAGCTAATTCTTTCATAGGCGTTGGTGCTGTATCAACTTCGCTCAATGTATTGTCCCCTCTCCTGTTACGCATAAATTTATTATGCTGTTAATTTCATCTTGATCTGCGTCTTTATTTCTAAAACTTATGTTAAAAACCTCTTTGCCTTTTATCTCAACAACAGCCGTTCCAAATAATACTATATTTTTTGCACCTTCTAAATGATCGTTGATTACCAGATTTGCAGATGATTCAACTTCATTGAAGTCAGCAGGGTTATTAACGAAGCAAACTATTTCATATTCAATTGTCTCTACCCTTTCACCTGATTTCTCAGTTATCATCAGGTTCATTTCAAATCTTGGCATTAACTTTCCTTAGTTGCCAACTCACCACTACATGCCATATAACCACATGCGTCCTGCCAATGATCTGCATTTTTAGGCGTTGACCTGATCCTTGCGATTTTTAGAAGGGTCATCATTACACCAACATCTGTAACGCTGATGTGAGAACCCTCTAAATAGCTATTCCATAGATCAGCTATTCTATTAAAATTCTCTTCCAAATCTCCATGCTGTTCTGCACGGTCTTTGGTGACATATTCTCTTGCTGTGTCTAGTATTTCGCCTCTAGTCATTACTTCCTCCATTTAACTTTACCCAATTATCCGCGATCAATTTGTCTATCTGTGTTCTATTGAAATAATACCCCAAGCAGCACGCGGCTTTGTATTTAGTCCAAGAGAAGTCCATCATGTTTATTTCTACGTCATACTTGCGCAATAGCTCTTTCTGCTTGTGCGAAGCTGGTTGGTTTAGCCAACGCTTAGTTTTGTTCGCCGCACTGCTATCTTCGATCTCACGAAGGAAGTCATCAGCCGCCGACATTGCCTGCACTTTCTCTCCTATAGAAACAACTCTAGCCTTCCCTTTCTGCGCCTTCACGATAGCGATCCAGTATTCTCCGACCTTACCCACCAAAGAGAAGCCATTGAAGCCTGTAGCCATCATTGCAGTGCCTAGTCCGTATGGATCAATCCACATAAACGGAGACAATTGCATAAGATCGTACTCAGTCATAACGAAATTGTCTAATTCTTCTTTTACCCTCTTCTCGAACTCATGTTCGCAGATAGGGCAAACCCTTGTATTGGAGGCTACTTCGCTCTCACAATCTGGGCAAATTTTAGTAGGAGCATCGCCACCTTCTGACTTTTCTGAGCCATCTAGGTTCGCGGTTTCGTCCAAACCACCGTGCGTAATGATAGACGTACCAAAGTCCATAACAACGCAATTGGTTTTAATTATGTT